GTGCTGCGCACCGATCCGGTCTGAAAACTGGGGGCGGGTGTGTCAAAAAGACACGGTTTTGCATGAAAACAGAAGCTAGAAAGTATCTGCAAACAACCGTCACAACCGTCACACCGTCACTGAAATCCGCGCACACAAGTTTGCGGTTTAAACGCAAAAAGGCAATAATGTTTCCATGCCAGCCGCGAAGCCAGGTCCGCCGCCAGATCCAGCACCGGTTCGCGGTGATCTCACGCCACCAGCGGGACTTACGGCGAAGCAGTTAGCGCTCTGGCACGAGCTTGTCCTGAGCCCCTGGGTGACCTCAAAAGACCGGGAATTGCTGCTCGACGCGATGGAAATGGCGCTGATCAAGGAAAACGCGCTCGTAGCGGGCGACAACACGCTGACTTTCCGCGCCTCCGACCAAATTCTGAAAATCCGCCGGGCACTCAGGGCCTCTCCTCAGGCTCGGGCGAACGCGGGCGGCAATGTCGGGAAGCCCGCAATTGATGCAAGCCGAGACGACGAAGACGACGATATCGAAATCGATTAAGCGGCCAACTACTCATTTTCCCGCCTCAAATGAGGGAGCAAAACGAGCAGTTGGATTGCATTTTTCGGTCTCGCGAGCCCGAAAGAAGATCAAATTCTACGAGCGATGCTATCGGGCGCTCGGGTTACCATTGCCGCGATTCCAGAAACGGCTGACGGCGCGGCTGTATGGCAACGTCAACCCCAAAACCGGCTATCGGCGATACCGGCGTGTCTACTATTCGACGCCCCGGAAGAATTCCAAATCGACATACGCTGCAGTCGCTGGGCTTGACGCCCTTTTCGCGGACGATGAGCCGAATCCTAGAGTTTTCTTGGCGGCCACAACACTTGAGCAGACCTCCGAGACCTTCGAAATCATGGTCAGAATCATCAACGCCATTCCGAAGCTCGACCGGCAGACGAGAATCCTGGACAGCTCCAATCGAAAGATGATTTACCGGGTCGTTAACGGCAAGAACGTTGGCTATATCAAAGCGCTGACCTCCCGCGGCTCGAAAGAGGGTAAAAACCCCTCCATGGTGATCTCAGACGAGTTCTGCGACTGGCGCGAGCTCCACCGGCCGCTCTACAAGTCGATGACGATGGGCTCATTCGCCAGAAAACAGCCTATTTTCCTCTACACGACGACCGCGGGCGACGATGAATCGGTCCTTTGCAGGGAAATGTACGCCTACGCCAAGCGCGTTTTGGCCGGTGAAAAGTCCGATCCTAGCTTCCTGCCGTACATTTTCGAGGTTGATCCACAGCGCTGGATGGACCGCGCGGAGCAGATTCGCGCCAATCCGCTGGTCGCCGAGGGCTTTATTGACGAGGCCGCGATAGACGCGGAGTTCGCCGACGCCGAAATTTCGCCCGCCGAGCTTGCAAAGTTCCAAAATAAGCGGCTCAACATGTGGGTTGGGTCCTCCGTTGGCTTCCTACCCATGGACAAGTGGCGCGAGCAAGGGCGCCGCGTCGAAGATGTGGACCTGATCGGGCTTCCGTGCATGGCCGCGCTCGATTTGGCGCGGTCGGATGACTTCAATGCCCTGATTCTTCTTTTCGAGGGCCCGGGCTGCTATTTCGTGAAGGCTTTCTTCTGGTTGCCCGAGCAGGGACTCGAAGTTCGGCAGAAAAAAGACGGGAAGCCGTATAAGGAGTGGGTGAAGCGCGGACTGCTGGAGCTTTGCCGCAAGGGACCGGCGAAATTGCGCGACGGTACGCCGTATCAGCGCACCGGGGAGGTCGTAGACCACCACTTGATCCTCGAAAAGCTGCGCGAGCTGCGCGCGGTCTACAGCATCCGCGAAATCGCGTTCGACCGATGGGCCGCTGAGTACCTGGTTGCCGATCTGGAGCGCGACGGATTCACGGTTGCGCCTCACGGTCAGGGCTTTAAAGACATGTCCACCCCCATGAATGAATTGCTCTCTTTGGTATTACAGGGTAAGTTGGTACACGGGGGCAACGAGATTTTGGATTGGATGGCTGGAAATCTGAGCGCGAAGGAAGACGAAACCGGCAACCGCAAGCCACACAAGGCCACGCGCGCGACGAAGATTGACGGCATGGCCGCGCTGCTGATGGCGCTGGGCGTGACGCTGCGCAATCGCACAGGGCGCTACGAATCCGCGCTCGCTCAGATGTTCCCGACCGCGCGGGCTTCCTGAGGCATTGCATTAAAACCTTCTTACCGCATATACTTAACCGCAGAGCCCGGAACATTCTGTGATCCACCCGGATTACGGCGTGCTGTCGGCTCTCGGGTTCCGTGATCCTCGATAAGATTCGCAACTATCTCGCTGGCGTCACCGAGTTTAATTCGGGGATGTTCAGCCAGCAGCGCAGTCTCGACAGCGCGTTCGGCTCCGCTGGCCTGTTCGGCTATCTCGGCAATTCCGCAATGCATCACGCGATGCGGCGGCGTGCGCCCATCAACGCTCTCAGGAATTCCACGGTATACGCCTGCATCAAAGGCACGGTGGAAGTGCTCTCTACGCTGCCGTTCCGCGCGGTGGATCGCAAGACGAAGGAGAGCATTCAGAATTCCCAGAGCGACCTGCTTGCGAACCCGAACGATGAGCAGACCGGCGTGGAGTTCTGGGAGATGATGTACGCGAATTTGCTCACGCACGGCAACGCCTTCGCCGAGAAGGTTTACATCAAGGGCCGCGTCGAAATGTTGCTGCCGATGTGTGCGGCGAAGGTCACCGTAGAGCGGCGCAACGGCGAAAAGCGATACATGTACTCGGATTTGCCGGGGTACTTCTTCGACGCGCAGGAAATTCTCCATCTTCGGCTGTTCGGCCCCGATGATCTGACTGGGATGAGCCCGATCTGGGTGGCCGAATCAATCCTCTGCCTCGACGCGATGCAGGAGGAAATGCTGATCGAGAACGCGGCGGGTGGTGGAGCGCCGGGTCTTATCATCAAGATCCCGCCAGAAAAGGCTCTGGAGCGGATCAATTCACTGCTGCCGGGCCAGAACGAGAAGGACGCGAAGACTATCCAGGCGCAAATCGAAGGCGCGAAGTCGCGTCTCGCCCTCTACTTGCCCAATGGCTACGAAGGTACGCCGCTCGCGACGAACTACCGCGAGCAGCAGGTCGCCGAAACGCGCGATGCGAATGTGGCGGCACTGGCGCGCATCTGGGGATACCCACTTACGAAGCTGGGCGTGCTCTCGAAGTCCGACAACGCCAGCACAGTCGAGCAGGCTGACCTCGCGTGGTACAAGGACAAGCTCCGGCCGATCATCACGAAGACGGAGAAGCGCGTCGAGGTTGACCTGTGCACTAAACCGGAGCGCCTTCGCTTCCAGTTGAAGGTCAACACCCGCGCTGTCCTGCAGGGCGATATCGCGACGCAGACCGAGCAGGATGTGCAACTCTGGCAGATCGGCGCTGTCACCACGAACGAGATTCGGGACTGGCGCGACCTGCCAGCCTACACGGACCCGGCGGCAGATAAACCACACTGGCCGGTCAATATGTCCACCGAGAACATTCCGGGAGCGAAGCAGCCCACGAATCCGGCAGACGGCGGCGTTCCGCCCGCGCGCGCCTTGCCGATCTTCGAGGACGCCATGGGGCGGATCGCGCGGAAGGAACTGGCGGAGATCACGAAGGCCCGCCGATCAATCGGCACCGAAGGCATGGAGGTCAACTTCCAGGATCGCGTTCGCGAGCTTTACTCTGGTGAGCTTCTGACGTTCATTGAGAAGCAAATTCAGCCACTCGCCCGGCTTGTTGGGTCCGACTCGGAGGCGTGCAAAGCGTGGGCTCGAAACTACGTTGCTCTAAGCGAAGCAGCGTTCTCCACCGTCTGGGGCCAGCGCCAAGAGCCTATCGAAGCCAGCCATATGGGGCGGGTTCCCTTCCACGCAGCAGACTGCCTCGCGTCGCTTTCCGCCCGAGGTAGTGGGTCAGTTTGAAATCGGTCCCTCTTGACTCCGAAAACGGCTCTGCCATACTGAGGGCAGAACATGCCGAACCGGTCAAGCACTCGCGGCCAAGGCCCGCCCGATCCGAATAGGCGCGCCTGGGAGATCGTACAGCAGGCCACCGGGCAGATGCCCAAAGAGGAACCCAAGCCAGAGAAGAACCCCGCAGCGGTCACACTGGGGCGCTTGGGAGGGCTCAAGGGAGGCGCTGCCAGGAAAGCGAAGCTTACGCCTGAGCGCCGCAGTGAGATCGCCCAAAAGGCAGCCAAAGAGCGATGGCGTAGAGCCTACGATCAAAACCCAGAATAAGCCCCATGGCGAGATTGGTGCGACAATTTGCCGCACTTTGCCGCCCGCGCAGGTTTTCTTCGCGTTTTTACCTGAGAAAAAATCTTTGTTTTGCAAGAGGTTTTCATCTGTTTTATCCATATTGAATGCTATTGAAAAGCTTGTAAAAACTGCAAAACTATGCTATTGCTTTCAGTTCCCATACGTCGTACTTTTAGATAGCTGCTATTTTTAGTCCAGCTTCTTGTAATTTTGGGAGGCAAAAAATGGCTGAGTCAAGGAGAATCTTGAACAAAGGTTTCGACGTCTACAAGCACCACGAATTGTCAAAAATGACAGAAGAAGATATCGTGGCCGACCCCACTCGCATCCTTCAAGATGCGGATAGGGGCATACAAACGGCTATCGTCGCCGCTGACGGTAAAACTGTGCGGTCAATTGTTGGGCTGAATGGCACGAGATACCTGCCTGACCCGGACCAAGATCCCCTAGAAGACCTTCTGCGCCATGCCCTTGAGTCTTCTGCCAAGGAGCAGAAGAAATAGCCCCACATGCCCGGAGTAACCGTTCCTCCGGGGTTTATCCGTCCAGATCCAGAGTCCAATCCGCATCTTCCAACACTTAAGACCTCCACCAAGTGCGTGCTGAATGATGGTGCAGAGCGGAACTATCCGGCGCTGAGCGATTACTTGGAGCACTATGTCTCTCAGGGAATCGTAACTGACCTTAAGGATCTTGTTGAAAACTATAGCCACCTGATTGGCGAAATATTTTTCCACTGGGTTCGAACAGGCCAGTTAGGTTGTCTTTTTGCTATGCAGTTAGCAAAAAAACCTCGCGAGAACCGCTGGTTGCCAATCGTTCAATTGGGGGCCGTTGCCGAAGGATCGGGCCTTGGTGCTTTACTGAATAGGCAATTGGATGCTGCTGGTGGATCACATGAAGCGGCAGCCATTATTTTCCCAGATGTTGTCACCAACGAAGACATTGTGAAGTTGGTGAATGCGCTGTGCTCCGACCCATCCGGAAGATGGTATCGAACGGACGACGGTATTGTAAAAGACACTTCTGGAGGGTTGATTTTCGTTGGCCTCCGTTGGGTATTGCCAAGCCAGGCCAGTGTCAACTATGTCCTTGGATTCTCTTCGGTCGAGGCGATGCCACGAACTCGACAAAGCCCCCCGCCCGATAGCCACTTGCATTAAAACCTTTTTACGGCTTATACTCTGTTCCAGAGCCCGGAACATTCAGCGCTCGGAATGTTTTTAACTGAGTGAGGCGTGTTTTCGGCTCTCGGGATCATGATCCAGCGCCGAAGCATTCACGCCACCGAGTTCCGATTCGAGCAGAACGCCGCCGGGGAACACGAAATTATAGGACACGCCGCAGTCTATGGCGTCCTGTCCAACGTGCTCTGGCGCGATTGGGAAACTGGTAAGCCCGTTCGTGAGCGCATCCTGCCCGGCGCCTTCGACAGCGCGGACCTCGCTGACGTAACGCTGAACGTCAACCATGACGACCGCGATCTGCTCGCCCGCACGCTGAGCGGAACGCTTGTTGTGACGCCAGACTCGACCGGCCTGCACTATCGCGGGAGCATTCCAGATACACAGCTCGGCCGGGATATCGGTATTCAGATGAAACGCCGCGACCTGCGCGAGAATTCCTTCGCGTTCACGGTCAGCAAGGAAGACATTGAGACCGAAGAGGCTGGCGACGGCTTGATCGAGAACATCAAGCGCATCCAGAAAGTCTTCGATGTTTCGGTCGTGACCCGCGCTGCCTACCCGCAAGCCTCCTCCGTTTTCCGCAGTGACGCCATTGAGCTTCGCAGTCTGATCTCTGGCCCGGTCACGCGGGAGCACCTACAAGTTTTGATGAACCGAATCAGCCCGGTCATCACGCCCGAGCCCGGCACCGGGAACGGCGAAAGCCTGCGAAAGCTGGCATTGGCGCGGCTGGAGCTCGAAGCAAGGTACATGGAGATCGCATGCTGAAAAGAAAGCTGGAAGAGTATCGCGCCCTAGTGAGCGAGAATCGGGATTTCATCGACAAGATTGTCCCGGAACGCCAGAAATCTGAGCCCGCCTTCGAGTGGGCCAAAGACGAAGCCTATCTGGCTCGTTGCAAAAAGATCGACGCGCTGTCAGGTGAGATCGAAGCACTGCGCGCGGAAGAAGATCGTGCGACTCGGTTCGACAATGAACCCAAGACTCGCCAAATCAACCAGCCAGGGAACCGGAACAACCCCGACGATGGCCTGACCTGCTATCGCGAGATGGTGATCCGCATGGGTCGCACGGAAGCCACGGCCGATCAGGACGCCGCCGAAATGCGCGACTTCCACAATTATCTGCTGTCGGGCAGCAACGATCTGCTGGGCCAGCACCTGTCGAAAGTCCGCTCGAACCTCATCACGACCGGCACCACGACCGGCGGCTATGGCGTTCCGACGTTCTGGGTCGCCCAGATCATTCACGATCTGGACGCGATGGAATCGGTTCGCAAAGCCGGCCCGGCGATGATGGACATTACCGGCGTCACGAATCTCACCAGCATGGCGAAGGTCACCGCAAACCGCGTGGCGGAAGCGGCGAGCATCAGCGCCACCGATCTGACCGTTGGCCGTGTGACCCTCACGCCGACGAAGTTGGTTTGCGCCACTACCGGCTCTTGGGAAATCTTCAACCGCTTCGTGGCCGATCTGGGCACGGAGATCCGCCGGGCATTCGCGCAGGGCATCGCCGAGAAGGAGGGCGGCGAGTTCCTGACCGGCTCCGGCTCGGGCGAGCCGCAGGGCTTGACCGTCGGCGGCGGCCAGGGTGGAGCGACCACCGCCAGCGCTACGGCGATCACGGCTGCGGAAGTCATCGCGCTTCATTATGCGATGAACCCGATGTACCTGGGCGGCGCAAGGTACTTCCTGAACGGAACCACCGCTGCACTGCTCCGTCCGCTCAGCTATGGGACCACCAGCGTTCCGCTCCCGCTGTTCGTGGACGGACCCGACGGCACCCCCCGCATCATGGGCGTGCCCGTGGTTCTGGAACCGCTGATGCCCGCTCCGACGGCGGCGCTGAAGCCCATCGTGCTCGCCAACGTCCCTGTCGGTTATCTGATCGGCGAGGAGAAGGGCATGAGCGTCCTGGTGAATCCGTACAGTGCGGACGCTACCGGCGAAACCAAAATCACCATGTACAAGTTCAACGACGGCCGCGTGCGTGTTGCGGCTGCCGTCAAGTACTTGCTCATGCATGCGTAAAGGAATTGGGCGGCCTGGGCAGTCGGGCCGCCCCTCCCTTTGAATGTCAGACCCCATCTATCGCGAGGAAGTGGTGAGGCCGCAGACTCGCAAGGCAGTTGTTAAAAAGCCCAATGCTCAGACTCAAAACAGCAGCGACGGTGGAGCCCGTAAGCCTTGCGGCTGCAAAGGCGCACGCAAGCGTCCACCCGACGGCGACCGACGACGATGAAACGCTAGCGCTGATGGTCTCGGCCGCCCGCGCGAAATTCGAAGACGAGTCGGCCTATCTGCTGTCACAACGCACCTACGAGTGGGAAATTGATTCCACTTTCGTTCTTACGGATGCCGTTGGCAGTTACATCCTGCTTCCTGTTCGCCCCGCGCTTTCGGTCGTTTCCATCACCGGCCTGACTGCCCCTGACCCTGACGCAGAGCCCGATCCCATCGTTGGCGACTGGACTTTCGATGTGGACCTTCAGGGAGTCGGGCGAATCCGGCTCAACGAAGGCATAGCGATCACGGATGAGGTTGTGGTTGAGTTCACCGCCGGCTCGCCGGACCCCGTAGAGAACGAAATCCACGCCGCACCGGCGCACGCGAAGCTCGCGATTATGGCGCTGGTTTCGCACTGGTACATGAACCGCGAGGCTTACGGCGCCCGCGCGTATCCCGTTGGCGGCTCTTTTGAATCCGTGGTGAGGAATTTCAGGCTGGCATGATCGACTACCGTAACAATCCCGAGGCGGCATTGAAGCGCGCAAAGCAGGTCGCCCGCTCCAATTCCCTGCATTGGACCAGCGAGTTTCAAGCAGACGAACTGGAGGGCATAGCCGTCGATGCTCTCATGGAAGCACTCAGGAAAGATAACGGGTCAGGAAACTTCGAAGCATTCCTATGTCGGATCGTGCGCATGCGGATCATTGATTACAAACGGAAGAAGGGTCCATATACTCGCACTGGAAGATTGAGAGCTTTGCCGCGTGCGCGGAAGTTGCACAAATTAAAAACGCCCCAAGAAAGGCGGGAGGGGCGTTCGGAGGCTGCGAAACGGATGTGGGCTACCCGCGGCGACGAACTACGCGCCAAGTTCGTACATGCCTGGGCTCGATTAACACCCGCAGAACGGCGTGAGCGTGGCAGATTAGCACTTGAAGGAAGAAGGAGAGCAGCATGAAACGCATTCTAGTATTACTGATCCTGACAGCAATGAGCGCATTCGCGGACCCTGGGACGGTCGTCCGAACGAGCGTGACGACTATCACTTCGACGGCCCCGACTGGCGCAAATACCCTGGTCTGCGTCTTCACGAATCCCAACATGCCGGTCCTTCACGCCGTCTGCTCGGTGAACGGGGTTGTGCGGCTCACGCAGGACGTGAATGTCCAGGTGGGCGCTCAGATCGGCTCCGTTGGATCGTACAGCGAGGGCGGGAATACCATCACCTGGCAGTTCACACAGCCAACTGCCAATAACTTCGCCTACGACGTCGCGGCCAACGGAACGCACGACGCCGGAAATTTTTAGATTGCGGAGCGGTATGTCCGCCGCCACCGCCAACTCCCACAATGTGGACTAAGATCGCATCTGCGTCAGCATCGGCAGGTGGCGGCGCAACCGCTACCACTTCCGCCATCGATACGACGGGCGCCGACCTCCTGGTCATCACCGTTTCGGACTATGCGGCGGCGAGTACAGGCGACACTGTCACGGATAGCAAGGGCGGCGGCACATGGACGCCTCTCACGAATTATGCCGAGGGCACCGGCAACATCACTATTTTCTATAAAAAGAACCCCAACGTCGGTTCCGGCCACACGTTCAGCGTCACCGGCAGCTATACCAGTTTTTCCGTGGAAGCATGGTCCGGAGCCGATCTCACGAGTCCGCTCGATGTCACGACTGGAAATCACGGGAGCTCCGGTTCTCCGCCGCTGAATCTGCAGACGGGCTCGGTTACGCCAAGCCAGAACAACTCCCTAATTATCACCGGGATTTCAACCCAGATCGACACTACCTCGATTGATTCCGGCTTCACCGTAGAGAACAAGATACTTTTCGGGTCGGTGGCGGGAATGGCCGACGCCTATCTGGTTCAGGCAACCGCAGCCGCCATCAATCCAACATGGACAAACGGTTCAGCAGCCTATGCGGCCATCATCGCAGTCTTCAAACCAGCCGCGTCTGCAACGGATGCAAATGTTACCGGAATAGCAGCAACGGTCACGGCAAGCGCCGAGATTCCTGCACCATCGGCATCCAGTAATGTGGCCCATGTCGCCGCTACCGCCACCGGCGCCGCAAATCCTCCCGTATTATCGGCGACTTCGAATGTCCCAGGCTTGAGAGCCACCGCGTCAGCGGACGGAATCACTCCGGTAGTCTCGGCTGGTTCGAGCGTTACGGCGACAGCCGCGGCGGCTGCCGCGGCTGCCGTCAGCCCGGCCATAACGGCATGGTCCAATGTCATCGGCGTTAAGGCTACGGCCACCGCCGACGCTCCCGTGCCAGCGGTAACCGGACAGGCCGCTGGCAGCGTGGATGCAGTGCCGGCACAGGCCACCGCTACCGCCCTCCCACCTATCGCCTCTGCTGGCTCGGTGGTTCAAGGCACAAACGCGATCGCGCAGGCTGCCGGAGTCGCGCCAACGATCAGCGGAACAGCGGTTGTGCATTGCGTCGCAGCAGCGGCACTTGCCCGCTGCCCTTCGCCCATTTTCGGCGAGTTCATTCTCGCGCTCGTGGACGCGCGGACGTTGCGGGTGGCGGCAGAATCGCGGCGGTTCTTGGTTCCGGCCGAAGACCGCACACTGAGGGTTTCATGAATTTAAAAAGTGAGGTGAGGGTATGTCTGTAATTGCCAAGTGGTACGGGAAGGCTCTTATGGCGGCATTCGGCGGAACGACCTCCGGCGAAGCCCCGCTCGTTGATTACTTGAGCGACACGATTAAGGTCGCGCTGTGTACGAGCTCGTACACGCCCGATCAGGACGCCCACGATTTCTTCGATGACATAACGAATGAAATCACGGGCACTGGATACACGGCGGGCGGCGCGACGCTGGCGAACAAGACCCTTGGATACACAGGGGCCACTAACGTCGTCAAGTTCGACGCCGACGATCCGACGTGGACCACTTCAACCCTAACTGCCCGCTATGCCGTCATTTACAAGTCCACGGGCACCGGCAGCACTTCTCCGCTGCTCTGGTATATCGATTTCGGAGCGGACGTATCCACTACGGCGGGCACGTTCACGATCACGTTTGACGCGGCGGGGATCGCGACCATCACGGCGTCCTAAGGGCGATGCAGACTTTCACCAAAGACCCGGCGGCGGATCTCGACTTCTACGTCGATTGGTCCGAATGGCTCGCGGACGGCGAGACCATCGCCCAAAGCGAGTTCACAATCCCGGACGGGATTGAAAGCCACGACGACGGCAATAACGATACTGCGTCCGTCGTGTGGCTTTCCGGCGGGTCGCCAGGCCGCAGGTACCGCGTCACGAATCAGATCACGACAAGCGAAGATCGCATCGATGAGCGCACGCTCATCATCGAAGTTCAGAACAGATAGGAGCCATTATGCCGACAGCCGCAACAGTTTCGAAGGCCAAGATCAGCGAGGATTCCAGCCGCGCGGTATTCCTTTTCACGGGCGTCTTCGTGGACACGGACGAAACAGCCGTGCTCAAGATCGACGTGAGCGAGGATTTCGCGGACGAAAACCCGCAGGCGACAGCTCAAGAGATCGTGATTGAAGCAGTCAAGTGGTGGATCAATGGCACCGGAACGGCGAAGCTTATCCAGACGCCAACCGGCGGTTCCGCTACCGATATCGTTGTGATGCCTGGCGGCAACGGCGAGCTTGGGCAAATCGGAAAGACAAGCCTTGGGGCTGCCGGCGGAGACGTGACGCTGACGACGACCGGGCTCACTAGCGCGGGCGAGTCGTACATGATCGAAATCACCGTTCGCAAGGCAGCGGGCTTCTCCAGCGTCCCGGTTCCGGTGTCCGCAGAACTGGACGACACGGATTACAACACGGGCGACGTGATCGAGGCGACGGTCACGTTCGACCGCTCCGTGGACATCACGGGCACGCCTCAACTTGAGCTTGTCATCGGCGCGAACACGCGCATCATGGACTGCCAGGGATTCGGAGATGACTACACCGAGCTGGTGTTCACTTACACCGTGGTCGCGGCGGACACGGGCGAATTGACGGATGTGGAGTTTGGCGACCTGGTTCAGACCGGCGGCGGTACGATCACGGGCGGCTCTCCGTGGGGTCAGGCCATCCTGGACGGCTTCGACAGCGACCTGACGGGAGTCACTGTCAACGCGGCGGCCACGGTCACCACAGTGGCGCTCACTGGCGCGGATTCGACGCCATACGCGACCGGAGAAGTCATCGAGGTAACGGTTACCTTCAGCGAGCCCGTGGCGGTCACTGGCATGCCCCGCGTCGCGCTCACGATCACCAGCGGCAACAAGAACGCGAGCTATGCCGGATATGGCTCCGACCACACCAAACTGCTGTTCCGCTATACGGTCGTGGGCGGGGATTCCTGCCTTGCGACAGGCTTCGACATTACCGGCGATATCGATCTCAACAGTGGAACGATCAAGAACGAGGACGCGAGCGCAGCGGATGCAGTTCTGACGCTGGCGGCGAGCGATACCAGCGCGGTCGCAATCAACTAATGGTGGAAGCTGGCACACTTCGCCACCGTGTAGACGTGGAGCTTGAATCCGGCAGCACGTCGGACGGCGAGGGCAACACGTACAAGACGTGGGCCGCGGTTTATTCCGGCCTGCCCGCCTTCGTGCGGCCTCGGCTTAGTCGTGAGAGGGTCGTGGCCGATCGCTCCGTGCCTCTCGGAACTCACGAGGTCACGATGCGCTATTTCTCCGGGCTGACGACGGATCACCGGCTCAAGTTCGGCACGCGGTACCTGAGCATTGCCGGGATCGTGAACGTCGATGAGGCGAACCGGCTGTATGAGCTGGACTGCACGGAGGGGATTGCTTGATGGCGAGCTTCGGCACATCTCGCGGCTTCGCGAATCGCAGCATCCCGATTCCAAAGTTCGGCGTGTCGGTGTTGGGCGACCTTAGGGAATTCTCAGAGGTCGTCAACGCCAAGGTGAAAGATGCGGCCTACGATGCAGCTCTGGAGAATGGCCCACTTGTGGCCGAGACGGCGCGCGATCTGTGCCCCTTCGATCCCAAGCGCAAGAGCGGAATTCACCTTCGAGATACCATCCGGGTTCGGCGCAGCAAATCCAAGGGAATCGTCACCGTTTCCACCGATCACGGCAAGGCGCCGCACGATTTCCTGGTCCACAACGGGACGATCAAGCAGCCAGCGAATCCGTTCCTTTACAAAGCCAAGGACAGGCGCGATGAAGAATACAAGGCCGGGATCCGGGAGAAACTAAGCGCGTGAGCCTTAAGAGCGAGCTGGTGGCCGCTGTCTACTCCCTGCTGAGCGGGGATTCGACGCTCACCGCGTCGTCGGGCATCACGCCACCGGGAGGCCCCGGAACGCCCGGCGCGGTTCGTTCTGTTGCCGTGGTGGGCCAAGTGGACCCCGGCAGGGCGCTGCCCTACGTCCGCATCGACGTGACCGGCTCGAAACCAATTTCCGATGAGCCCTTCGATTTCGGCCAATGCCAGACCCAGGAGGTCGAAATCTGGCTCAAGGTTTTCTCGGACTGGGAGCCCGAGGCCCGGAGCGTCGCCGAGCGGCTGGAAGTCCTGCTGCAGAACCGCCAAATTACCACTACCCATTTCAGGGGTTCAAGCTGGTGGCTGGATACCAGTTTCGCGACCGATAACCTCACGGACCCCGACCGGCTGATCCGCATGGCCGACGTTCGAATAGGGTTTCGGATGGAAGCGGCTTAGCAGTACTTGCCTTTTCCCCTTTTTACAGCGTATACTTCGGGTGTTAGAGTCTGGAACATTTCGCGCTTGGTTTGCTTCAAGTGAGGCGTGTTGTTGGCTCTGTGAGTCATGCTACTTGCAAAAGGCACACAGCTCCTGATCGGCGACGCGGGCGGCTCTGAAGTATTCTCGCTCGTTCCCGCAGTCACCGAGTTCAACCCGCCGCCTATTTCCTGGGGCACCGAAGACACCACAAACCACGACAGCGAGACCCCGGTTACCACGCTAGTCTCGACGCTGAAAACCAACGGGCCGGTCGTGATGCGGATTGCGCCTTACGATGTGAGCGAGACCAACCATGCGTTGCTGCGGACCTTGGCGCAGAACGGGGCTACCCGCAATTTCCGGCTCACGTATCCGGGTTCGAGCCTGGGCGTCTATCCGTTCACGGCCATTGTTAATAACTGGCAGCCGATCACCGAGACCGGCAGGATCGTCGCGGCTTCCGTGACGCTCACGCCCACGGGCAGCGTGACCGATAGCGCGCCTACGCTGGCCTCGGTCGTGATTGCCGATGCCTTCGGGGGCATCTACGTCACCGGCGACAAGCTAGTTCTGCGGGCAACCTTTGACGAAATCATGAAGGTCACTGGGACGCCGCGGATTGCCATTGTGCTGGCGAGCGGAACGGTTTACGCGACATACGCATCGGGCACGCTCACCAACGTTCTGCAGTTCGAGAAGACCTTCGGCGGAGGCGATCAGGCGGATGCTACCGAATTTTCCATCACTTCGCCCATCGATTTGAACGGCGGAACGATCAAGGACATGCAGGTTCAGGCTTCCGGCTCGCTGGCGTTTACGCCGCCCACCACCACAGCTTTCACGGTTAACGGATAGGAGATTTTTCTATGACGCTCTTTCTTATTTCGGTCCTGACGCTGATCGGCTTCGCTATCTTCGGCGCGGTCACGCTGGCTAAGACGACTTGCAGCCTCGCGCTCGGCGCCAACACTTTTGGCGGCAACGTCGAAATGTCCTTCGGTGGAATAACCTGGGCCACGGAAGACACCACGCCTTTCGACGCGAACACCTATACCACGCTCGTATCGACCGTCAAAACGAATCAGCCAATCACCATCAAGCTCACCTATAACGCCTCCGATGCGGCTCACGCCGCGCTCCTCGCCGCAGCGCAGAGTGGGGCCCTGACTACATTCACATTCGTCGCTGGTGCGCTCGGCACGGCTACGGCGTTCGGCGCCTACGTCACCAACTTCCAGCCGGTCACCGGCACCAAGAACCTCCTGGCCGTACAGGCCACGATCACGCCCGCCGGCGTCATGACCTTCGCGTAATGACCAAGCAGATCACCATCGGCGGCAAGTCTTACCTGCTGCGTCTCACCAACAGCGGGGCGCGCTTGGCACAGGAGCTGCTCAAGCGGCCATTCGGCCAGATCCTCAAGGACTTGAGCTTCCTCGATGTGGAGGTCATCCGTGTGTTGCTGTATGCGTGCCTCCGGCCAGAGCAGCCGGAAATGAAGCTGGAGGCCGTGGACGCGCTGATGGATGAGCCCGGCTTCCACTTGCTCGAAATCTCCGAGCCCATCGGTGAAGCCGTTGCCGCGTACATCTCCGGCGGAAGCAAGCCAGCGCTGGTGGACACGAAAAAAAAAGCACGTGGGTCACAGCAGATGGTTTCATAGACTTCCCGCGCATCCGGGCATTCTGCCACCAGCAGATGCGCGTTTCTTTCGAAGAGTTCGACCGATGCACCTTCCTCGACATTACGGCGCTTCAAGAGGAATGGCTGAAGGCCGAGGACCAAATCGATCAGCGGTTTCTCAAGCTCGGGATGTTGATCCTGCAGCCGAATCTGGACGAGGAAAACCGCACGGCGCCCGCCGATCTGTTCCCCCGGCGCATGCCACCAGAACCGGAGCCGGAACCGGAGGACGAAGAGGCGCACGCCAAGGCCGTGGCGTTCTGGCTGGACGCGCACAGGGTGGCCGAGAAAACCCAAGCGCGCATGCGGGGGAGTTACTAAATGGCTAAGGGCGGCGGGGCGGACGTACTCGTAAAGATCGGCGGCGACGTTACCGAGTTCCAGAACTCGCTCGGTGGCCTGCTGAGCGACGTACAGAGTGCCGTCGCCAAGATGAACCCGGTGATGGCGCTTGCCAGCGCGGCAGTCCTAGGGATCGGCACAAGCGCCGCCATGGTCGCTCAGGAGTTCGAAGAGGCCACGAAAATCATGACCGCCGGTACCGGGCTCACGGGCGACGCGCTGAAAGGCCTCCAGGCTGATTTCAAGGCCGTCTTCCAGGAAGTTCCCCAGGATGCCGCCGAAGTCGGCGAGGCCATCACGCAAGTTAACGTCCGGCTCGGTCTAGCGGGCGAAGCGGCTCAGATCGCGACGAAGGGTTTCCTGGATCTGTCCGATGCGATCGGCGAGCAAAGTAAGCCGCTGGTGGAAGCGATCACCAAGGCGATGAACGCCTGGAATATCTCGGCCGATGAGGCGCGGCTGACGCAGGACAAGCTGCTGATCGTCCACCAGAAGACGGGCGTCTCCGTCACAGAGCTTGCCGGAATTCTGGCCGAATCGGAGCCCGTTCTGAAGCAGTGGGGTCTGTCTTGGGAGCAGTCAGCAACGATGATTGGCGAGTTCGAGAAGGCGGGCGTACCCGCTGGTGAAGTCGTCGGCGCGCTGACCAAGGCAATCAAGGCGATGAGCGAGCAAGGCATCACGCCGTCACTCGCGGAATTCGAAAAGCTCATCAACTCCATCCAGCATTCCGCCACGGAGTCTCAAAGCACCGAACTGGCGCTTACCGCGTTCGGGAAATCCGGCGCGAAGATGGCGGAGATTATCCGGGGTGGCAAGGTTGACCTCGACAGCCTCTCGGAAGCGTTCGCGAACGCATCGGGAGCCGTGGACGATCTCGACAAGCGCACCGACACGATCGGCGAGAAGTTCACTGTCCTGTGGCACAAGATCCAGACGGATCTGGAGCCAGTCGGCAAGGCTCTTATCGACTTCGGCACCACGATCATTGACGGGCCGTTTGGACTAGAAGCGATGATGCGCGGCTTCACCAAGTGGGGCGAGGTATTGACCGGCCTGCGCGAAAAGGTTGTCCCTGGCTTCGTCAAGTCCATCGCGGAGTGGACCTTCGGGCTGGGCGAGAATACGACGGCCACGAAAGCGAACGCAGAGGAAGCTGGTTACCTTGCAACGGCGCTGGGGAAAACGGCCACGCAGAGCGGCGTCCTGCAAGCCAAGAACGCGACGCTGTTCTCGTCCATCACGCAGGGCACAAAATCATTCTCGATGCTCGACACGGTTACAAAGAGCGTCGAGAAATCCACCAAGCAAGTCGGCGAGACTTCACTCAAAACAACCTCGCAGGTCAAGGGTCTGGACGAAGCCCACAAGCAACTGGAGAAACAACTGCAGGCGCAGAAGGACACGACCAAGCTGCTCAGCGCGGCCTCGGCAGATTACGACGCAGCCATCCGCACCCTGACGCCGCACATCCACACAATTGCCGATGCCGAGAAAGAAGTGCAGACCGGGCGCACGGGCTTGCTCAGCGCCTCGGTGCTGTTGGCGCGCGCCGAGGCGGATCTCGCAGGCGTGCAACGCGATCACCCCAGGGACCTCGACGCGATCAAGGCCGCGAGCGAGCGCGTGGAAGCCGCGCGCGGCAATCTGAAGGCCGCGACCGGGCGGCTGAGGGACGCCGAAAACGATCTGACCGAGGCGCAGAAGGCGCAAAAGCAAGCGCTCGAAGACTTGGCGACGTCCATGAAGACCGCGCTCGACGCGATGGATCTTTCGCCAGACGTGAAGTCGGGGCTGGAGGATATCAACGAGGAGCTGGCGAAGATGCCAAGCTCGCTCGCGCAGATCGGAACCAATGAGCAGCTAGCGCGCATCGTGGAAACCGAGCAAGCACTAAAAGCCTTGGGAATCACGCCGCGTTCGGAATTGGTCAAGCTGGCCGCCACGGCAGAGGAAAACTTCCAGAAGATTCGCGACGACGGAATTGCGACGCAGCGCGAAGTCGAGGACGCCTGGCTGGAAGCGTACAAGAAAGAAGCTGAGGTTGCCGCCGCGACCTACGGCCAGATTCCGGCCGCCGATCAGGTCATGCGCGCGAAGCTGCTCCAGCAGCAAAAGGATTACGAGGAAAACTCGCTGCACTCCTGGCAGACGCTTTTTAACACGATTCGCGGGAGCTTCGACGGTCTCTTTTCTGCCCTGAATCACGACCTGGTAACGCTCGACTGGGGAAAGATGAAGGACGACGCGATCAGCGCAGCGGAAAAGATTGCGGAGGGTTTCGTAACAAAACTATTCAAGCCGCTCGAAGACAGGATCTCTGGAACGCTCACCGACCTGCTGATGGGTTTGGCTCAGAAGATTCCCGGACTCGGTGGGCTCGGAACCATCGGCATGGGGCCGACGACTCCAGGCATCAACGGCAACCCCGTTCCTGGACTCGGCGGCATCCCTGGACTCGGCGGCGACCCTGGCGGAATTCCGGGCGTCGATGGCATGCCGGGTGTAGACCTCGCGTCTGGGGGCGCTCCAAGCGCTGCGTCGAGCATGGGCGGATTCCTAAGCGCATTCAACGCCGTTACCGGCGCGGTGTCTGCGATAACTGGCGTCCTCGGCCTTTTTGGCATAGGCCAAGAGGGCCAGAAAGACAGGTTAAGCGGCATCAAGAATGACACGTCCTATTTGGCTTGGCGCGGATCGGAAGGCGGCGAGCATGACGCCGTTCTGGACACCCGCAACATCTTGACGGGCGGCATCTCGTTCAATCTGGCCAGGGCGGCGGACGACCTCACGGCAATCCGCTGGCCCGTCGAGCAGATGCGCGACTTCACGCTGAACAGCCTCCCGGTGTGGCTCGACAAAATCATCCAGATGGTGCCTACCGTGATCGTGAAGAACTACATCGACGGCCACGAGATCGCGGGGATCGTGGAAACCGATATCGAGTTTAAGACGAGACTGGCGACCGCAACCTAATGTCGAAATTCCGCATAGAGATTGAAGGCAGCCCGGTAACGGCCCAGCTCAAGTCGCTGAGCATCACCAAGGAATTCAACGGGCGGGTCTCGTCCGCTTCCTTCAAGCTCGCCTCCGCGCCGGACCCGACGCAGCAAACCGACGTTCTGATCTCGGACGCGACCACGGGAGAGAAGTACTTCCGGGGGATCGTGGTCAAGATCTCGCGCGTGCAGGTGGACCCGAGTCTCTTCTGGACGGTGGTGACTTGCGCGGGGTGTGAATACCTCCTGGATCGGGTGATAATAAACGGAAGCTGGACCGCCACCAAGCCCCGCGTCATCATTCAGGAAGGCTTCGGAGCGCTGACGGATTTCCCGATCACCACCGACGACGCGACCGTGGACGATGTTGGCTCCGCGATGGACTTCGAAGCCAAGGACATGACCGGGCGAGCATTCCTCGATCGGATGGCCACGCTGACCGGCTCGGAGTATCGC